ACTACGATAAGAAAGACTCAAGAGAACAATACTTCTTTGACCCTTCAGAAATGGAGGCTCGAATGCTTGAGGCTCCATGACCATCTCAAGGAAGTTATCAAGTTGATCGTTAAGTCCTTGAATGACTGTATGGAGGTGCCAGTTATAAGCACCTAAACCAAGTACAGTCACAATAAGGATTACAGTTGTTTCATTCATTGTTGTATAGTCCTGTGTTAATCAGCAACATTGGATCAATGAATGCTTCGTGTAGTTGTGTGTTGTTAATGATTACATTTTGTTTAGTTAAGAACTCAATTCCTCTAGAGCATTTATAAGGGTCTCTAAAAACCACTCGATGAATTCCAACAGCGTAGATAAGCTTAGCGCAATCAATACAAGGGGCAAGAGTACTATACAGAGTAGCACCCAAAGTAGATTGATTAGAACGGGATACTTTGGCGATTGCTTGAGCTTCTGCATGGAGAACCTCATGTACTTGGGTATCATTGTTTGTTCCTCGTGGTGTACCGTTATAAGAGAATGATATGATGTTATCATCTTTAACAATGATAGCACCTACCTTTCTGTCTTCTGCGTATGACTGCTGAGAGATCAGGTTAGCAATACGCATATAGAATAAATCCCAATCACTTTGTGATTTCAAGTTCAATCTCCTTGTCGTAGTCAGATTCTAGTTCAGCTATACTATCCAGGATATAGTCAAGCTTATATTCCAGTTCATCAGTGAGTGGTACAAAGAAGTCAATAGTAACTCGTACTACACCTTCCTGTGTTGTATCAATTAACATAATAGGCTTTCCATTTTAACCATGTATTAGCTTTCTCGTTATAGGCATTCATGATATTGTCTTCACTTAAATCCAGATCGGATATCAAGTGATTAAGACAAAACATTAATTGACCCATTTCTTCCTCAAGTTTATCTCGATTACTTTCTTTACCATCTTTAGGATAGATTGTATCAAGACCAAACCTCAGTACCTTCATAATGTTTTGAGAGACCTCATTACATTCTTCAGCTGTTGTATACAGTGTATACGCCTTATCTCTGTTCATGTGTTCTTTTCCTTGAGTTTGGTTTCAATGGCTCGGACAAAACTTCCAGTGTTATGTGTACCTCTAACAATTTCTGAAATATCTTCATCCGTCAGCCCTACCCATGTGCGCTGTGGTGGGGTGGTGTCATGGCTTGTTTGGTCTAACATCACAGTACGGGATAACGCTTTGCATGTTGGGCATGATGGCGGTGTTTTGTACAAGGCTTCCCACCTGTCAGGATGTTTATCCAAATCAGCGGGTCGATGCGGAACAGCCACCCCTTCAATTTTTGTATGTAACCAAGCCACAGGCTCTTGATCAGGTGTTGTATAAATTTCATAAATTTCATCGTATTTGGCTGGTAAGCAAGTGCAATCAACAGCCCTTAATGCGTAACAAGTGCATGACTTCATATGTTTCCCCTTGCTTCTTTAATGTCTGCCGCTGTTTGCACAATGGCTCGTCTTGTTGCCGCATATGGGTTTTCACCATGCTTAACCGGCTTCGTATCACTATATGGGACTATGGTTGCTATTCCTCGAATAAGAACATCAAGCCTTAACTTCACAGCCAAGTTAAATGCTTGTGTGCTGTTTTCTAATGGATTCCACTTAACAATAGAAAACCAACCATCTTCATCATTTGGCATCGCCCATCCATTAATTGACTCATCCCATTGAATTTCAATGTCAGCAGATTTTGCGGCTAATCTTAATAATTCTTTGTCAGTCATTTTTTACTCATTAATGTTTGCACAGGAGTAACCCACATGGAAGCAACATTCCCTGATGATGGGTCTTGGTCATACACCCAAGGTAATTCAGCATCTCGAACATTAGGGGTGGCGTGTCGTGGAGGTGTCGGCTTGTAGATTTTGAACGCCACAGGCTCATCCTTCGCTTCTAGTGCGGCTTTAATTGCGGTGATGGCTTGCAATTGTTTTTGTTGCGGATACATAGATGTTTCCAACGCCTCCAGCGCCAGCTTCAATGCTTCGTCTTTATTCATTAATCACCTCATGTTGAACAATATAGAACGCTTCACCTTCATGTTGATATAAGAAATCCTCTCTTACTAAATGATGGATAATAGTTTCAACATCAGCCATAGTCTCAGGATCATGGTTGATTTCGAAGCAACAGGTTACTACAACTTTTTGCATAGATTCTCCGTGTGTATCTATAAGGTACCGACTGTGGTTGTGTTGATTTTATTCAAGTTTATCAGTGCTATAATACTCGTATACTCTTTTGATAGAGTCTCTGAGTAAATGTACTTGAACAATATTTTCATGTGTATCAAGACTAAACATACCTTCATAGAACTTTTCTTTATGAAGCTGATGATATGTTTTAAGTAAGCTTGCACACACTATATTATCTTCTGTGTCATCACTAACTTCAATCATTACCATTGTTCAACCTCTAGTGGATCAATATAACCAAACCTGACTAGGCTATCTTTAACTTCTGAGGGTAGTTCATACACACCATCATAATCAATTAAAAACATTCCACGATCAAACCATAAACCTCCTCCTGATTCGTCACCAAGTTCTCGATGTTCAAACCAACCATAGTTAGTACTAGGGCTAATTTGAATTTCATAGTTTTGACCACCTAATTTAATAGTGAAGTCATGCTTTGTAGCATGCGATTTAGCCATCAATTACTCCTGTTTAAGTTGTCAGACAGATTAAAGTACATAGGACTCATACGAGTCTTTAGTTGTAGCAACAAGATAGTTTCTAACTCAAGCATTTCTTGATCAGTACCATAAGCTAGAATAGTTCGTATAAACCTTGATGGACATTCATTGTATTCAGCCATGAAGCTTTCAGATGAACACACATATCCGTCATCAGGTTTACCACGATGTTTACCGATATATTTCTTATCGGTGTCTTTGTTGATCCACATGTATAAGAACGACTCACCTTCTTGTATATGAGCTTCTTCATCAGAGGCTAAGTATACCGTCTCTTGAGGAGTTCCATCAATGTGGTTCTGCCATATCTCTTTAACGTAGGCTACCATAGGATCACCTTTAGGGGCTTTCCAGAAGACTACAAAAGATGGCTGTCCTTCGTTGGCACAGAGATATTCATAGACCCATTTGTTATGGAGACCATTATACTCTTTGCCTTCAATGGACACTTTAACCATTGCCTTGCCAGTACTAGAAGTATAAGTATCTACTTCATCTACAGTACATTCATAGATGTCGAAGAACTTAATACTTCCAGCGACAAAACGTTTAATCGTTTTGATGTGGTTCATTAGGTGATTTTTTGTAGTGTGTGTTCATTGTATAGAACGACCCTTCATCATCTATTGGAGAACAGACAACAGAGGATTTTACATAGATAGATTTACCTAGTTTAGGATGATCAAGTACTAGCGGTATGATAGCAAATGTTAGAGTTATTTTATTAAAGTCAACTTTGTAAAATTCTAAATCACCTTCATAATGTACTACTTGTGGCTCATTCATAACACTTTACCTTCAGACTTGTACTTGATGAGTGCCTGAAGATACCACAGAGCTTTGTTTAACTCTTGGACTTCTTGGTCTTTATTACCACAGCGCATCAGGTATTTATACACTTGACCGAACAAGTGGGCTTCAACACCAGACTTGCCTTGAAGCATGTCAACCATGAGTTCCATGTATTGTTTACCTGCGGCTACGTTCTTGTAGTGTTGTGGATTGATATGATCTTTTCCGTATAATGATTCTTTTACCAAGTTTTTAAACTCCTGTGTTTTAAATTCTGGTTCTGCATCTGCATACATATCAATTTCATTGTTGTATGATTCAGCGAAAGTTTCAGACCAACCTTTGTTTATTTCTTGGCGTTCTAGGTCAAGCAGTTTACGGGATTGAATATCAAAGAAATCTTCTTCATCCCAATGTGATAGGATTTTGTCGATACGTGACTGTGGCACTGGCTTTGGTTTCATTGTGATTTCCATTAGTATACATCTCCGTTCATGATAATTTTAGTATCTTCATATGGTGCGGCAATTCGTCGATAGAATTCGAGTTTAGCTCCTTCAAGAGCACCAACGATGTCGTTGATGGATTGATAACAAGGGTTTTTATCGAAGTAGTCACGAATGAATGTTGTTACGAGGAAGTTTAATTCTCCTGCATTACTTGGTTCATACTGCAACATGTGTGGTGCTTGACGATTTTCTTCAGTGATGTATGGCATATTAGATGTGGATTTTAGGTTTACGAAAGAATTGTGCTAAGATGCAGAGAGCTGCAAAACAGAGAAGACCAACCCAGATATATTTAATCATGAAAAGATACCTTATACCAAATTGTGTATACGACTATGATTGAGATTATTGCTATCATAAGTACTCAGCTAAGATGGTATCGCAAGCTTTGTCTACACTTGAACGCCATTCAGTGACAAGAGACTCAAAGAATGGATGGATTTTACTTGCATCGGATTTGAATGCTACTACTGGAATTTTTAGGATATATGCCGCGTAGAATACCTCCATTGCTGTACCATGTTTTGGGATTTCTGGTTTATCTAGGTTAGCTAAGATAATATCAGATTCTCGTATATCTCTCAAGTCTAATTCGAAGATTCTTTTCATGTATTTAGGTTCAAATAGATGAAGCCTGCGACATGGATTAAGAATTTTACAAGCTGGTGCTAGTAAGTGTGTTGCTTCAGATCGCCAACCTTTAGCTTCCTCAACGGAGACATGCTCCATACTTCCTGCAAGATAGATTGTTCTACGATTCATTTCTTAGACCTTAAAAATGTTAGTGCTTTGAGGAGATAGTCTGCTTCACTGTAGTCTAGGCATATGTAGTTATCTTGTATAGCACTACTATAGCTTGGGAAGTATGCTATATAACCATTACCTGTATCGTCCAGCTTGCATAAGGTTTCTACATTACTGTTGTATCCGCCGTATGCTGATACTATACAATTATCAGTATCTTTTTCGTAACACACACTTACAGATGTGTCATCATCTTCATCTTTGAATATTAATCCTTTTTCTTCTTTTTCAGCAATAATATCTTTTACTTTTGCTGTAAGAGTATTAAGCTGGTCAAGTAGATCATCTAGTGTTTCTTTCATTTAGTTACTGTCTCCAAGTATAAACCTACATTACCAATAGCATAACCTAAGAAGGCAATACTTAGACCTGTATCTCCTTTGAAGAACAGATCAATGCAGACACCTAGATATACTATGCCGATGATTGCTATTAGTGTTGAACTCATAATTCCTCTATGATTTTAAGAACATTGGCAGTAAACCAGAGACCACCTTGAGATTTAGGTCTTTGGTGACGAACAAGATCATTGATTTTTACTTTACACCACACACGATCTTTCTTTGACAAGTGTGGGGCAACAGGTTCAGCACATGCATGCCATCCTGGACGATGAGCATAGCCTTTTGTTTTATGATCTTCAGCAAAGTACCAGACGTCAGTAAGTAGCTTTTGCTTACGATTAATAAACAGTGGTCCGTAAGTACCGTCTTTACGTTTACGGAATAGTTTGTATGCTATCATCATTTACCTTTACGACTTCAGCCCAAGCAACAAAATGGTATACATCTTTATTTTCATCAAGACAATAAGAGTACATACCATCAATGTTGATTAGTTTGTATGTTTTATCAAGATCAGGAAGTTTTGCTTCAGGTGGTACTTGTGGATCATTTACAAGTTTGAAGTAAGAATAACGGGGTAGTTTGTATAGTTCCATGATTAGATATCAAAGTTAACATCAACAAGTTCCATTTCTTCTGGGTCATAGCCTATGGTTTCATAGACTTTAGACTCAGCTTCTTCTTCATCAATAGCGCATACCCACACTGTTGATGTACGACTAATTTGAAAGCAATATTCGTTCATTAGAATACCTCTGGTTTTAGTTCTTTAACTTTTTGGATACACAGATTGTTTAATGTTTTGAAGTCAATACGTGGGTTTTTGAACTCCTTCAGAATGTTCCAGATTTCTTCGTTTACTAAGTCATGGTATACTGTGTTAAGCAGTCGAGGGATATATTTAGAAGACCAACCATTCATTTCAGTTGAGATCTTAGCATGTGTTTTGTCTACAAGATGCTTATCTACAAACTTATTAACGATTTTGTCTTCAATGATTTCACTACCTACTAGAGGAGCACCCATTTGTTTGTGATGTTCTTCTTTGAAAGCATTAGTGATTAGTTTAGCCCATTTTTGCATACCATACTTGTTTTGGTAATTGTAGTTTTTAATTACAATACCTTCACCATTACCTTTACCGTCATCAATCAAGAAGAAGTTACGGCTGAGACATTCTTGGTATGTTTCATAGTTACCGTTTTTGATGATAGCGATTGGAGCAATGTAGTCTACTAGATGTGTATCTAGGATATCTTTGTATTCATCGTAATGAATATGTTTTTCATTAACTCTATCGTACACATCAAAGATATAGAACTTACGCCAAGCGTCTTCACGATATGTTTTAAGGCTATGTGGTACAAGCCACTCACCATAGAAGATAAAGTTAGGATATGCTTTAGCCAGCTTGTTATGTGGCATACTTGTAGACATTGCTTGGTAGAATCCTGCATTGTCTGCTTCAAGCGACAGTTGTCTGTTACGACTACCTGCTTGTAAGCTGTCAGTCCACCAGATACTTGCATTAGTACCATCAATCTTTGGGAATACATACGATGTGCCTACTTCGATACCATCAGTTTCATCTGTATGTAGTTTTTCTAAGTGTTGGTATTTTACGAATGTCATTCTTCACCTTTCTTGTATGGACGATAGATATACAGAGAACATTGTTTAGCAGTACAGTTGGTTATGTCTGTACGAATACCTCCTACACAGTCATTACAGAAATTTTTAATAGCTTGCATGGGTGAAGTACGTTTTTGAGCTTTCTTTAACTCTTGTTCTTCATTCCATGCTTCAAGGAACTTACCACCTTTCTTTACAGCATAGGCTTTTTCTTTACGCCACTGTTCAAGAGCTGCTTTGCCCTTGGCTAGTACTTCCGGATTCATTGAGCGTTTCTTTTTGACGGTGTTCATTATTGAGTTCCATGTTTAGTTGACTACATAATCTTGACGCATCTGCAGAGATCCGATAGCATATAGCATCTTCAATCGATATACCACGACCTGCTACACAATAGTAGGTATGATCGTAACCTTCTTTTGTGAATACAAAATATGTGTTAGACTCTGGTTGGTTCACGATACAGTTACCTCGAATGTTATGTTGTCTTTGATTGCTTCTTCAACAAGGTCTGCTATAACACTTCTATCAAGGTTAGAACTGATACGATCTTCCCAATCGATTTCATGATCATAGTCAGTGATATCAAACACATCTTCCATGTATTGATCTAGAGCAGTACTTATACGTTCATTTACGATTTCTTCAACACGTACTGCAAGGACATCATCAAGGTACTTGTCTACAAGAGAACCGATAGACATGTTTTTACTTGGGTGATATACTTTATCGATTTCATCTGCAAGGGTATTGACTAAGCAACGAACAGCTACATTGATACCCTGCTGATCACTACTGGACATAGTAGAAATCATACTGTTTAGGTATGAGAATGATTCATCAAGGTTATTATGTGTAGCAAAGAGACCGCTACGATATTCACTTAAGGGATTTTGCATGTTAGGCTTTCAGAGTGAGGAATTTACTTCAACGAATTGAGATACGATATCACGTAGTACATCTGGATGGATAACATCAATGATATCAGTATCTTTGTGTTTAACTTCAACAACGTAGATTTCATCTGCATAGTCAGGTTCGTAGCCTCCTTTTTCATCACGGATTTGACATAAACTACCTTTCTCAGCTTCAATAGTGCATTCAAAGTCTGCATTATCAGTATAGTACCAATGGTGATATTTCATTTCATTACCTGTAGAATTGAACGGATTGTGGTTAGTTCTTTACGAAGTTTACGTTTGTAATCTTTGTAATGGTTAAGGAACTTGAATGCTCTTGCACTTTCAGGCTTGTCCTTGTTAGAACAATTCCAGTGCATTGTTATCATATCATTACAGAATTCTAAGTCACTTTCACGTTCATGAAGACGCTTCTTCATCACTGAACGGATTAGGTGTCGGTGTCTTTCTGGTAGGAGAAGTAAAGTATCTGTCATGTGTTAATTCCTCAAAGATTTCCCATAGTTGATTAAACTTAACTTCATAGTATTTGGCAAGTACTTGTTGATCCATTTTACCAAGCTTTAGATCTTCGCATACTTGCCAACACTCTAAGATAGATTGCTCTAAATTAAAGCCATCAGGTTTCATAGACGATGACCGTTTAGTGCTGCAAGTGATTTAAGGAACAAGTCTTCATCAACTTTAGGTGACTCATATTCATCTTCAATTAATGTGAAGAAACCTTTTGAGAATGGTGCGTATATAGAATCTACAGAATGTTTTCCTACGAAGTAAATGTAGTCAGTTTTCTTTGAGTAGTATACACCTTCACCTTGTTCCCAATTTTCTGGTGTGTAGTAGTCTTTAGGTGCTTCTTCAACAAGATTAACTTCAAATTGAATCTTTGATTTCCAGAATTCATTTAGTTTTAGCATGTTATTTCCTTTAGATTGAGTTGATTAAGTCGAGAGCTTCTTGTGCTTCATCACACAGGTAGAGTTTATCCATTAATTCTTGTTGGATAGTCTCATATTTAACACGGATTTCATCACGGATACGATTGCTTTCTTCATACTCCTTATCAAAGTTAACAGGGAAAATGATAACATCACCGATACTACGTACACCCCATGAGTTTACGAATTCAGTTTCTGGAACAAGTTGAACACCTGCATTAGTCAGCAGTTTATAGATTTCTTTCATATCAGACTTTTTAGATGATACAAAGGCTGGTGTTTCATTATTACGCTTTTGAGCGATTTTGTCAGCAAGACGAGATACAGCATAGTCACGTTGTGTTTTATTGAGTTTCATGAGTTTAATTCCTTAAGTCTAGTTTCTGCCCATTGTACACCAGCGAAGAAAGCTTCTGTTTGGTGTCTGATATCTGGTTTGGTTGTTTGATCAAGACCAATCCATGTACGCCTGATTACTTCAACAGTATCATACCCATCACGGTTGTCATAACAAGCACAACCTCTTTCAAAACATGATTTATCGATTAGTGTCATGTGTTTTTCTCTTTGAGTTTTGCTTCAAGCATACGTTCGTATTTAAATTTGTCCCATACACTGCACCTTTCATAAATGATTTCAATCTCTTTATCTGTTAGATCAACCCATGGTCGTTGTGATGTTGTTGTTGTTAACCAACCATTAACACCAATTGGCACTCCAATCGATTCAATTCGGTCAATTAGTTTTCTGTTTTCTACATGGACTCGTTCGTTTTCTTCACGAAGTTGTTCCGGTTGTGCTAAGGCTTCTTTTATGGCGGTGATGGCTTTTTCATGGTCGTCAGCTAATACCTTCAAGCCACGAACTTTTCCTTGCCGTGCTGGGTAGTTGCCATAAAGTTGTTCTGCTCTGTATGCGTTTTCACGCACAAGGTCATCGCTATTTTCCAACGCCTCCAATGCAAGGCGTAATGTTTCGTCTTTGTTCATATAACCTTTCAAATAAAAATCCCTCATGACAGACCTGTTAAGGACTATCACAAGGGATAATTTAGGATTGATTAGAATTATTTTCGTTAGTTACACTAACTCAAAACATTGCTTCTTCGGATTGATCTGTATCAACAGAAGCACCTTCAACATCGAAGTCAACAAAGTTCTCAGATTTACGTTCATAACGAACAAGATCAGTAACTTGAACAGCTACTAACATAGTAGAGATACCTGACTTACTAACTTTACCGTTAGGAAGCTTGATTTCATAAGGTGAGCAATACACTATGACATTACCGATAGAACCATTACCGATTAATGTTGGATTAAGTTCTTTCTTACCAGAGTCAACAACTCTTACTTTGGCGGCATCAGTACCATCTTTTTTAAAGGCTTTCTTCTTAAGATTAACAGAGATTTTACCGCCTTCAATAGGCTTAACTTTGCCGAACTGAGAGAACTCTTTCTCACGTTTCTTGTCACCTTGGATCTGTAATTCATACTGATCAACACCAAAGGGTGAGACAGGTTTATCTAATTTAGCCCAGAACAAGGCTACGTCTTTGATGATGATGTTAGGTGTGGATGTTGCTTGTGTCATGATATTTTCCTATGGATTTAAGTTTCAAGTATAATTCTCGCTAGTCGGTTCCTAATAGATATTGTGTATTATCAGTAACAAACAAGGAGAACAGTTATGTCATCAGGTGGTAAAGCCCGTAACATTAACTCACTGGCTAACCTGAAGTTAATAACCTCAGAGACAGCTAGAGAGAATCAAAAGAAAGCTACTCAGTCAAGAATGTTGAATAAGCAGATCAGAGATGAGTTTAAACTCAACGCTAAGAACTTCCAAGAAGTAATGAAGGATCTCCCTCAATTATCTTCATTGGATGTTCTCAGAATGGCTATGCATCAAGCACTTCAACAGGATAACTTTGAAGATGCTGCTCGATATGCTAACATGGTAGCAGAGTATGAACAACCTAAACTACAGAGGATTGATCAGACTACTACTACACGTACAGCAGACCTCACAGATGAAGAACTTCAGAGAATTATCTCAGAAGAAGGTCTAGATAGTAAGTCTTAAGAGAATGTCATAAGAGAATGTCATTAGGTATATTACCTATTGATGTTCTCTTTTTTATTACTCTTTAATAATATACTTTATTAATATATATTATTAACTATCATAGGGACTGTTCTCTAATAGGTTCCAGCTAAATAAGTTTATGATTCTGTTGGGTTTTTCTCCTTTAGTGCGTAAAAGATCTCAACAACGTATGGTTTTGTAAGTGTGTAGAAGGTTAACTTTGTTACATCTACATACTCATCCATTGAGTTTCTGTATCTTTCAATACAGTCATCAATACTTTCACCGAATTCAGTACAGTAACTTTCATCAACACATACCCAGTTAGGTTTATTCATTTATCTAGCCTCACTTTCTTTATCCATAATAGTTTGCCTTTAAGGAAAGCCTTTTGGATACCTGTTGTATCATCAAAGACTACGGATATCTCAGACTTTACCTTTGATTTGATTCTCAGGATAAGGTCTGTGTAGATTTCTGCTGCAGAGTGCATTATACATCCTTTAGGATTGAACCTCTTTTGATTTTACTAACAAGGGTTTCATATAGGTTATTCATCACAGAGCCAAACTTTAGGTTATCTGTTAGTCTGGCTAGTTCATGATAGTCTAAACGACCTAAGCCGTTCAAAATTGTTAATGCGTCTTCTTCAGACATTGTGATGGTGTATTCAATTTGGGTTTCTTTGGAGATTTTCATTCGTTGTCCTCTAGGTGATATCCGATGTGATTAATTAATGTTACGAGTTCATCGTATTGGTCATAACCTTGATAGGTTAAGGCTTTAGCAATTATTTCAGCATTCATGAAGATAGATGCTAACATGGCATGTTCTTCCACACTACTTATACTGACTCGTAGAGTGTATGGTTGGAACAGGATAGGATAATCAGCGCATTTAGAGACATCCATTAGTATTGATCCTCATTGTCAAGTGCGTCATTGATTTTAATACAGATAGTCTGCATACGTTGATATCTTTCATCAAACACATGACAGGCTACACTTGGGATTTGTCCGTAGTAAGAGAATAGACTGGACATATCTCTGTATTCTTCAGCTGTTTCAAATGTGATAGTTAATGAGAAGGGTTGAAAGACTTTTGGCTGGAGACGTTTAGTAGTTACTTGCATATTATACCTCAGTGATTAATGATTGAACAGTTTTAGTGCAGTTGGTACATACGAATTCTGCAGATTTAGTACCGAAAGGACTGTGTGTGACGCTTAATACGTTGACGTCTTCTGAGTTGTGTTCTAGATGACAGTCTTCGCAGTGGACAAAGTATAATTTCTTGTACATTTAACTCCTTTGTTTAAAAAGTTCAAAAAGTGACATAAAACGAACAAATTGAACGTTCAGGTTTTCACACACGAAAAATCCCTCAAGACTTCCCTCAATTCTCGCCTAAATCTCAGCAAATGTCTCAAAATTACTGTCTATTAGTAACTTTTTGTGATGGAATGTCCTGAGAGAATAGTCTTTAGGTTACAATCCTCTGTCTTTATCTATCTGCCTGTGCCATTTATCCTCTTGTTGTATGAATTCCCTGTGTTTTGTTATCTGGTAGTGTATAGCTTGCTCTGTTTTGTTCATAGAAGGTAGTTCTTCCATGATGTCTACTAGTGCATTCAGCTCTTCCCCTGATAAGTCTAGGGAATATCTACCATAAGACTGTCTTAGGTATGCCATTTTACTGTCCTTCCAGTATTTGATCATAGATTGCTGTGTATTCTATGATGATGCCGTTCAGTTCTACCTCATTTACCATGTTTTCCAGTACACTTCTGTTGTCTGACACCGCATACAGCAGTGTTTCTCCTGTTGTGTCTGGTGACATGATTATTTTGCAGCCGAATTCGTGTACTGACTCAACGACTTCTTCTGTTGTACACCCAAAGTCTCTTGCCTTGAGTGGGTTTAAGAGTAAATAACGTGCTTTCATTAGGTTTTTCCTTATGAGTAGTAATACGAAGATTAAGCTTCTACGATTTCATTGAACCAGTTAGATGAAGACCAACCTGAGGTTACACCGAACTTAACTTGTTTGCCAATCAAGCTACGAGCGACCTTATACTGCTTACGTGCGTGTTCAACATCACGAGTAATAGATAGTTTACGAACAATGTCGTTACTATCTACCGCATACAGGTATCTATTAGACGAGTCTGTGTAGACTGCCATAAGAACTGATGACTCCATTGTGAATGAAGCAGTTGTTGTGTCGCCTTTAGTGGCAAATCCGAATGCTAAAGTAGTCATATTATTCCTTTGGTAATGACTGTTAATGAAAGCTTGGTACTTACCCCAAGTGGTCTCTCCGTAAACCCGAGAAGGGTAGTGATTAGATGTGAACGATGTGAACTGTTACATCATTTGCTTTATACTTGAGTAAGTCTTTAGCAGACATTACCTTGTCAATGAGTTGATTTGTCTTGTTACAATATACTAAGTACATATTAAACCTCTTCTGTTGCTTCGTTGATTTCAATAATAAGAATAGCAAATTGTACACCTGCTACTACACTTGCTACGATAAGACCTATGACATGGAACCATCCATACATAGCCTCGTATTGTATTGCATCGACACACCACACCATTAGATGTGACCACAAGATTATAAGAACAATGTGCATTAACTTAGTCATATTAATCTCCTTGAGCTATGACATACAGAGCAAGATCGCTCTCACATACCCGTAGGCATGTGGCAGAGATCTAAACCTTAGATAGAAGAAACAATAGCCCAGACTAATGTTCCAATAAATGTAAACAAAGCAAGGTACAACGGGAGCAAGGGAGCACCTAACAAAGCAGCAGCACAACAGGTTAATAAACCAAGGCAAGAGAACAACACAAGAAAACCAGCAACAACAGAAGGCATGACAGCTCCAAGCAGCGCAGACAGAGGAAGCTGAGACGGGCAGCGCAACGCACCGAAACAACAGAGAGAAACAAGGGGGTACCCAAAGCTAAACAGGGTACACATAAATAAACATTGATTCTTTTAAACACACACAAAGACATCTACCCCAGACATTCCCCAGCGACCCCCCTCTATAAAAGTAGGGGTACCCCAAAGACGTATACAAAAGATTACATTTCCAAAAATTATTGGAATTATTTTTTAAATAAAATCAACTGGTTAGTCGGTACATAATAGAGAAACATTTTTATTACATAAACATATGACACAACAAAACAATTCTGAAAAGCTAGAGGCTCTGAGGGAATTAAAGAAGCGTGAGAAATTAAACGCTTACAAAGGCGACTTTGAATTATTCGCCAAAGAACAATTAAAAATCTTACCCAAGGACTCTTCTAAAGGATTCCAATCTTTTGAGTTTAATGAGGCTCAAAGGATTGTGAATGAAGCACTTGAAAAACAACTCAAGGAAACAGGGAGAGTCAGAGCTATTATTTTAAAAGCTCGACAGATGGGTTTAAGTACATACACGACAGGTAGGGTATTCTGGAAGAGTTACTTTAATGCTTACAACAAGTCAGTAGTTATGGCGCATGATGCGGCTACTAGTGACGCATTATTTGGTATGTCCAGGAATATCATTTATAACATGGCTGATACATTCAGACCTATGTTAAAGAAGTCAAATGCAAAAGAGATTATGTTTGAGCATAATGATTCAGGGTACAGGCTATACACAGCTGGTGCTCCTGAGGCTGGTAGGGGAACAACTCCTACTATTGCTCACTTATCCGAGGTAGCTTTTTGGGGGCATGATGAAAAGATTCTAGCAGGATTATTCCAAGGAATATCCCAGTCTGAAGGTACCGAGGTAATCCTTGAGAGTACTGCTAACGGGGTAGGAAATTCATTTCACAGGTTATGGCAAGGAGCTGTAAAGGGTGAGAATGACTATATCGCTATCTTTGTCCCATGGTACCTGATGACGGAGTACGTCAGGAAAGCCCCTGAAGGATTTGAGAGAACAACAGAAGAAGAAGTATTAGTTACAAGGTATAACCTGAGTGACGATCAATTATACTGGAGAAGGTTAAAGATTGCAGAGGGTGGTGAGAATAAGTTCCGACAGGAATATCCTGCGACACCTGAGGAAGCATTTATTGTTTCTGGTTCTAACGTATTTAACATTGAGAAGCTAAGTAAGCTTGTGCCTCAACCAATATTAGCAAAGAGAGAATTTAACTTTGAATCCTCTATGATGGAGGATGCAAGAGATGGGTCGATTGAGATATTTAAGTATCCTACTTTTGAAGATGCCTTTGCTATCGGTGCTGACGTTGCTCTGGGTGTTGGTAAGGATTATTCTACAGCAGTGGTCATTAATGCCAAGAGGGAAGTGTGCGCAGTTTATCGCAGTAATACGATTGATCCTAGTCAGTTTGGTGATTTATTATTTTACCTAGGTAGGTACTATAATAATGCTTTGTTAGCCGTAGAGTCTAACTCTATGGGTATTGCAACATTAAACAGGTTAACACAGATGGGTTACCTAAATATGTACTATCAGACTAAGATGGCGAATGTATCCAAGGAAGAGGGAACAAGGATTGGCTGGAGAACTACTTCAGCCTCTAAACCAGCTATCATTGGATTCCTGAAGAATGCTATTGAACAGGAAGATATTTGGATACCTTCTAGGGTTATCATTGGTGAATTAATGAATTATGTAGCAGACGAGTCTGGAAAGACAAATGCTATCATAGGTCAGAATGATGATACAGTTATTGCTTTAGCTATTGCTCTTGAAGTTATCAGGACACACGGGGATAGATTAACAAATACAACGGTACCCTTCTCACAACGTATGGGTAACTTTCAGCAAATAGAAACAACATGGATATGAGGTAACATTATGGCTAAACAAGGATTATATGACAATATCCATGCTAAACGGGAACGTATAGCTAAAGGTTCTGGAGAGAAGATGCGTAAGGTAGGTACTAAAGGTGCGCCTACGGATAAGAGCTTTAAAGAGTCTGCTAAGACTGCTAAGAAGGGGAAATAGTATGGCTGAAAAAGATTCAAGACTAGAGAGAGCTGGTGTATCAGGTTATAATAAACCTAAGAGAACACCTAATCACAAAACTAAGAGTCACGTTGTTGTGGCTAAAGTTGGTGATAAAGTTAAGACTATTCACTTTGGTGCTCAGGGTGCTACAGGTAGTCCTGATGGTTCAAAGCGTAATGAAGCTTTTAAAGCTAGACATGCAACTAATATTGCCAAAGGACCACTGTCTGCGGCATACTGGGCTAATAAGGTTAAATGGTAATATGGCACAAATGAATGTACCCTTAACAGGGAAAGAAAAAGAACAATTTAAAAGTATGATCAAGCCTAAACAGGCGGGTAAGCTTTTAAATCCACAAGAAAAAATCGGTAATAAAATCCCCAAAGATTTTAATCCTCGAAAGAGTTAGTCCTTGTGTCCTAAGAGAAGTTTACTTCTACTTTGTTGGCTACTAGCAGGGTGATTAAAAAATTAGTAGCAACATACAAGTCTTATTGTAGACTTTGATTGATTGAATGTACAACCCAAGAAAGGTTTACAATGAGTGATACAAGTAGAGATGTCATCCGCTTTGTGGATAGATATAAAGATCCAGTAGGAGATAATGAACTCCTAGCTATGATCGAACAGGGTGTAATGAACTCTGTTGGTGACTTCTTGAATAGTTCCGACTTAGCTCGTGAACGACAGAAGGCTACCTATGAATACGGCATGATGCCGCAATTTCACCTGACTCCTCAGGGTGCTTCACAGATTGTCTCTTCAGACACGGTAGAAGCTATTGAAGGATACACAGCTATTCTTGCTGAACTTATGTTTAACAACAATAAGATCGCAAGGTTTATTCCGGCAGGAACTTCCCCTAAGGCTTTCCATGAGGCTAAAGTAGCTTCTGACCTTGTTAACTATGGAATCTTTAAGCAGAATCCTGGTTGGGAAGTCCTAAATACATGGGTTAAATCTGCCTTGTTATGGAAAAATAGTATTGTTAGATGGGAATATATTGAAGACTTTGATTATAAATTTGAAGAGTTTGATTCTATCAGTCAAGAAAACCTTGATCTCTTGTTATCAGAAGATGACACAGAAATTATCGGAGATCTTAAATATGAACAAGAGTTAGACACCGATGAAGAAGGTAATGCTGTATACAAGATGGTATACAAGGATGTTCGCCTTAAAAAGAAAAAGAACAAGACAAGAATTTTAATTAAGAATGTACACCCAGAATGTTTCCGTATTACACGGGATGCGCACTCACTTGATGATGCGGCATTTGTGGGTATCCAGATTGATATGACTCGATCTGAAGTTAGAAAGTTTTTCCCTGACATAGCAGAGAATATTGACTGGGACGCCATTGGAGACGGTAGCTATGATTGGGCTACCAAGTACACCGAAGAGCAAGCTGCTCGTAAGCGTCTAGTTGGTGAAGAGTACTGGCTTGGGGGAAATTCACGGGAGCTATTCCCGTCAGAAGCTAATCGACAACTTACTGTTATTGAGTGTTGGTTACGTGTAGACCGTGATGGTGATGGTATTGCTGAACTAAAGCATTTTATTATTGCTGGTTCTACAATCCTCATGGAAGAAGATTGTGATATGATTCCATTGGCGACTCTTTGTCCCTTTGAAGTGCCACATGAATTCTTTGGTTTGTCAGTAGCAGATATGATTCGACCCATGACACTAGCCTCAACAGCTATCATGCGTGGATTCATTGAGAATGTCTACTTAACTAACTACTCACCTAAGCTTGCTGATCCTAACGTTGTAGACTTCAGTGCGCTACAGAACATGAAGCCTAAGCAGATTATTGCTACCAATGGTAACCCTAACAATGCGGTTGCTTCAATGACACCTGACACTATCAGTACAGGTACAGTACCTATTCTTGAGCTATTACAAATGCACAAGGAACAGGCTACAGGTTTGTCTAAGGCTGCTCAAGGTTTAAATGATACACTCTATGTCTCTGGTAATTCAGAAGAAAAGATGCAGAGAGCTATGTCTGCGGCACAAGTACGTATCCAGTTTATGGCACGTAGGTTTGCTGAAACAGGCTTTAAGCGTCTGTGTGAAGGTATCTACAAGACAATGCGGGATAAACTGCGTGGTCAAGAAGTTGGTTACTATGATCAGAATGACTTGTTTAAGTCTGTTGATCCTGGTACATTACCAAGTAACTTGATGCTTTATGTTGATGTTGATGTTGGTGAAAACAGTAACAGCAATATCATGAAGAAGATGAATGTAATTGGTCAACAGATTATTCCAGCACTGCAACAAGCAGGAGCTGGTGGAGCTGTTAGCCCTTCAGCAGCAGTAACTATTGCATGCAAAGCAATTGAGTCTATGGATATGGATCCTCTTGACTTCCTTGTTGACTATACAGACCCTAAGTTTATTGAACAGGCAATGCAGTCAAGAGAAGGTGAAGTAGCGGCTCAAGAAAAACAGAAACAACTTGAAGAACAAGTTAAGATGATTGACATAGCACAGAGGCAAGCAACACTTGACCTCACTAATGTACAAGCTAAAAATGCCATGCAAGATAATACCAAACAACTTATGGTTGCTTTGGATAAGAGTTATCAAGAGTGGGGTAAGCTATATATTCAGGCGGCTAAAGAAGGGGTTGAAATGCCTCCTAAGCCTGACATTAAAGAACTCCTTGCAATGGCTAAGTCTTTCATTGATGCTGACTCGCATATGGATGCAAGTAAGCCTCAAGGTAGTCAAGCACCTCAACCACAGGCGGGTCCTGCGGCTGCTGGTGAAAACCCAATGATGTAATGAATATAAGGCGAAAGAGGTAGCTCCTTTGCTGTGCCCTAACACAGCTAGCCTTTTCTTTTAGGGAAGAAAATGGATAAAAAAGAATATGAAAAGCAACGTAGTAAGATACGTAATAAAAAGCCTGAATATAAAGAGCAGTTAGCTATTTCATTTATAGCTAGAACTTATAACGTTGATAAAGATAAAGCTAAAGAGTTGTATCTAAACTCAATGAAATGTTGTGATATATGCGGCATAGAGTGGAATCCAGACATTCATACTAATAGATTTTGTGTTGATCATTGCCATACTAATGGTAAAGTCAGAGGCACACTTTGTTTTAGATGCAATGTTGAATTAGGATTTTATGAAAATAGCAAAAAGAAGTTTGACTTATTTTCTAAATATTTAAATGAGAATTAATTAATGGATAAATATCGAAAAGGGTTTGAGCAAAAAATCAAACCTAAAATGAATCATGAGACAGGTGAATACAAAGTAGAGCCTTTCCGTGAAGCCCAAGTAGCTTTAGGTCGTGCAGAGTTTGTTCAGCGTGAGCGAGAACAATTCTTTGGTGATGCCTATAGCGAAATCTTAGCTGACCTTTTTGTTACGTGGTTGAAGACAGAACCTCATTGTTCTAAAGAACGAGAGTACCTGTATCATACTGCTATGGCATTAGGAAGTGTTAAAGAGAAATTAGTTGGTATTGAAATGTACGGTAATAACGTCAAGTTCATCCAACAACAAAACAATACCCAAGAGGGGTCTGAGGAAAATAATGAGTAATTTAGATAAAGCAAAAGATGTGCTTGAAAAAGCACGAGAAGAAATCCTACGTGAATTGGTCCAATGCGGATCAAATGGCGGTGTAGGTCGAGCAGGGAATTATGCACCAACCTTTGTTAATCTAACAAATGCTATTGATGCAATCAACCGAATGATGGAACCATCTAAAGGTGACTTCGCTGAACGTATGGCTGTAGCTAAAAAAGCTAAAGCTGAAGCCAAACAATAACGGACACAAAGGTAAAAGAATATGAATCTACCACATCTCTCTACCAGTACTCCAGCTTCTGAAATCAGTAGCCAGAGTTTTGATGACGGATCGAATAGTGCAGACTTGGAAGTGAAGAGCCTTGATGACATTCTACGTAATTCTCCAGCAGCAGAACTGTTGGGTCTTAACAAAGAATCTCTACCAGAAGAAGGCGATGACGTCCCAAGTCCAGACGAAGTATCGGAAGAAGAAGCCCAAGAAGAGAACGATACCGAGTCTGAAAATGACCTAGATGAAGAGGAAGAGTCAAGTGACTCTGAAGAAGAAGATAAAGCTGAGGATGATACGTCTACCCAAAATGCTGATTTGCCTTCTGAAGAAGATATTGATTGGGAGTACAAAGTACCTGTCACAGTTGACGGTAAAACTGAGTACGTTACCCTAGAAGAAATCCGTAAGGGTTATTCTACTGACAAACATCTATCTCAAAAGGGGCGTGAATTAGGCGAACTGAAGAAACAGATCGACCAAGAACGAGCAGAAAAGTTACAAGAGATTATTCAATTAGGTACAGTTATTAATGAAGAACTGACTGCTGTTGAAACTAATCTTGCACAACAATATCATAAAGTCAAAGGCGAAATCGATAAAGCCCGAGAAGAAGGTGATACCTACACAGCTAGGGAACTCAAAGAGCAACTTGAAGAAGTACAGGAAAAGTATTGGAATGCACGTAATAAACGTGAACAACAAACTAAAGCTGTAGTCGAAAAGATTCAAGCTCAACAAATGGAACAACAACAAGTGTTACTGAGACAGTATGAGGAAAACATTGTTAACCTCATTCCTGACTATTCAGAAAAAGTTGCTAAGAATATTCGTGAGTTCGCTATTAAAGAAGGTATTCCTGAACAACTATTGGAAGCGGTCTATGACCCTAACGTAGTTAAGTTCATTAATGATTACCGTAAACTTAAAACTGCTAAAGAAACAGGTGAAGCAAAACGAAAGGCATCTCCAAACGTGAAATCGATACCCTCAAAGAAGGGAACTCCGAGTTCTCAAAAAGAGAAGCAAGCCGTTAATAATAACCGAGCTAAAGTTCTTAATGGTCAAGGATCAAAACAAGACGAATTAGATTTTCTAAAACGTATTTCTTCGGTGAGCAAAAAACTTTAATTTCTCACTAAAAGGAAAATAACAAATGGCTGGACAAACTTTTGCAACAGGCGGTCCTAAGGCTGCCGCACGTAGCTCTTCTGCTACAGGTAACGCTGTCAACGCTGGTGAGCGTGAAGACTTAGCGAATTTTATTTCAATGATCTCTCGTGATGAGACACCTTTCTTGTCGTCTATCGGCAAGACAAAAGCTACCGCTGTGTTCCACGAGTGGCAAACAGACGAGTTGGCACCCCCAACTTCTGCTCCTGTAGCCGAGGGTGTATCATACTCTACACAAAATGCGGCTCAAGCTGCTGAACCCTTCCGTACACGTTTGGGTAACTACACACAAATCAACTCCAAGACTGTTACAGTTACTGGCACTAAGCGTGCTGTTGACCAAGCAGGTGTTGCTGATGAATACGCATACCAGCTCAAAAAGCGTGGTACCGAACTTCGCAGGGACGTTGAGTTTGACTTGGTTAACTCTTGGAAATCTTCTAATGGCTCTGGCACACGTACTTTCGGTGGCTACCAGTCTTGGATCAACTACACTGCTGCTACCACAACTCCTGCTACAGCTTTGAACGTGCTGACCACTCCTGGCGAGTACACTGCTCCTACTAATCCTGGTGGCGGTATCTGCGGTACCTTCTCTACTGTTACTTCTGCTGACAAAGTCTCTTTGGCTCTGTCACACGTTGACACAGTTATGCAAGGCATCTATGAAAACGGTGGTAAGGCTACTAAGCTGATGCTGTCTCCTGCTAACCGTCGTGTGTTCTCTGCTAAGGCTCAGTCTGCTGGCTCTAGCTCAAGCAATGCTGGTGACGGTAACGTCCGTAGAAATATCGATGCTGATGGCAAGCTCCGTCAGTCTGTCGAAATCTATATGTCTGACTTCGGTGACATCATGGTTGTTCCTAACTACGTAATGGGTATTTCTAATACTGCCGTTTCTGGTTTGGATAATACAGCTAACTTCACAGCATTCCTGTACGACCCAATGTGGTTCAGCTATGCTAGCTTGCGTCCTCTGCAAGAAGTTGACCTTGGTCAGCTGGGTGACTCTATCATCGGTCAAATCGTTGAAGAGGGTACACTTGAGTGTAGGAATCCAAAAGGTTGCGGAATGATTTTTGGTCTGTCGGGTGCCTAATTTAGGTAGAGTAAGCTGATCACTTACTCTTGAGGAGCAATAACCTCAACAACCTTAAAAAGGGGGTATGACAAGTTCATATCCCCTTTTTTTATTGATAAGGAATTTATGGAAACAAAAACTTGTAGGACTTGTAATCAAGTCAAATCAGTATCAGACTTTTCTGTACTAACAAAAATTAAAAAAAGTGGTATCAAATACAATTGTGATTGTAAAGAATGTAGGTCTATTTTTCGAAAAGAAAAATCTAGGAATTTAAAAGCTGAAGCTATTGCTTATAAAGGCGGCAAATGTAATGATTGTTTATCAATAGTACACCAAGCTGCATTTGAATTTCATCATACAGACCCTTCTACAAAAGCAGATAAAGATCCTACTCATTTCCTACGGGATACTATTTCTCTAAATGAAAAAGCAAAACAAGAACTTGATAAATGTGTTTTACTATGTGCTAATTGCCATAGGATCAGACACTTTTCAGACCTAATATAAAGGAACACAAATGGAATTAAATCCTCAGGGATATCAAAAGAAGTATAAGCATTACCATATGGTAAACCAGCACTGTTGTCTCCTACATTATCACCTGCTTCAACAGTATATGTAACAGTAGTTTCAA